AGCAATCAACAGCAACTATTACAGCGAAGCAGGCTGAAGTTATGCTTCAGTTTTTGCAGCGCACACAAATGCAGGGCGCTGAAATGCCGGCCTACGTTGACATTTTCAATACACTTTCCGGAATTGCCGGGGCGGCAAAATCCGAAGCTTCACCCGAAAGCGAATAGCTCAGAATACGGAATATAACAGTGCTCGCCGAGGAACTTGTGCCTTGGCGGGTTTCTTTTGAAGCCCGAACCGAACACGGAGAAAGCCATGTATCTAGGATCTGCAACAGTAGGAGCCAGTTCATTGTCAGGGCCCTACCTTCGATCTGAAGAAAGGCTTGCCCAGCAAAGTATTTTAAATCAGATCGGTCAGCCAGGGGACATTGCGGCCAGCGCACAGACAGGCGTGTCGGCGCGCCGGCGAAGCTTTGTTGAGGGTGCGGTATCGCTTCAAATCAACGGCAGCGGGCAATCCATTGTGCCTGGCGTTAACCGTACACTCAAGATTTAGGAATTGGTTATGCTCACAGGTTCGCTTGCCTTATATGATAGCACACTGAATGGCCTATTGGCAGGTAGCTTTCCCGCGCTGCAATCAACCCCTATGACAGCAGTATTGCTTGGGCCGTCCTATGCGCCGGATGCTGTGTCCCACAATCGGTTCGCTGATGTTAGCCAGCATGAAACGCCTTCATTGGCCGCGGTTCGGCTACAGCTTACCGGCGTGTCTGTGGCGACCGCCTCATTTCATACAGACGACCTTGTTTTTGGCAACCCTGTCACTCTTGGGCCAGTGCGCTATTTGGTTTTTGTCGTTGGGTTGCCTGCGGGTCTGAATGTGGATAGCCCTTTGCTGGGTTATGCAGATTTGCAGCCAACGGGTGGAGCGCTAGAGGCCCAACGTGGCCGCTTTTCGGTTGCCGCCCCAACTGGTGGCTGGTTTCAGCTAACCCGTATTTAAAACTTAGGAGAAAAGCCGTGACTGTCTTTGCAAAAGATCCTGCCGCCACCCTTGATTACAGCTTTGACTGGTCGGCCTGGCTTGCCCCGGGCGAAGTCATAACAACTGACAGTTGGGCGATTGAACCCTCAGGCGCTGGTGCACCCACGCTGGGCGCTAAAACCGTAACGGGTGCCACCCACGCCGTGTTGGTGTCAGGCGGCACGGCAGGTCACCGTTACCGATTGAGCTGCCATATTGAAACAGACGCTGGACGTACTGCCGAGCGCAGTGCAGCCATTCGCGTGATGGAGGTTTAGATGCGTACAGCAATTGTTGCAAACTCTGCTAGTGAACCTATTTTGCTGGAAGAATTTAAAGATACTCTGAGGCTTGACGGCGCAGAAGAAGATGCTTCGCTTGGCGCCTATATCAGTACTGCGCGGGCTCTGGTGGAAGAATATAGTAATCTGGTTTTAATAGACCGAACGCTGAACTTATTTCTCGATAAATGGTCGCTTGATAGCGGCGGCAGCACGGAGCCCTGGTGGAACGGCGTGTCGGACGGCGCAATTTCTATTTTTGCTGATTGTCCTTCAATCGCGAAGTTACCTGTACGGCCCGTTAGCCAAATCACAAGTATCAATATGGTAGCAGCAGACGGTACGGAAACCTTGTGGGATGCTGAAAATTACCATTTACGCCCTGGCCTGAACTCTGCAATAGCCTTGCGGTCTGGCAGGCGCTGGCCTGTGCCAGGCAAGCCTGTGGATGGCATAAAAATTACACTTACGGCGGGTTTTGGTGCTGGTTGGAATGACGTACCAGCAAGTGTGCGACAGGCACTTTTGATGCTGGCCAGCTATCTTTATGCCAACCGTGGGGATCAAGGGCCAGGCGACGCTGTGAAAGCTTCGGGTGCCATGACTTTGCTGCGCCCGTACCGCGAGAGGCGGCTATGAGCGGGCACATGAAGGGCCTGGCGGCCAGACGCCACCGTATCACCTTGATGAGCGAAGAAAAAAGCCAAGGCGCGGGCGGCAGAATGGTGACCACCACGCCTATAATCGCCGATGTTTGGGCCGCGGCCAGCGAAACGGGCGGTAGCCTGGCCGAGCGAGGCAGCCACGAAAATATGCCAACACGGGTTCGTTTTACCACTCAGTACCGCGCCAATTATCAAAGCGCGCGGCGCATTCTGTGGCGAGGTGCAACCTACCGTATAAGCGGCCTGCAAGCCGAGCGCTACAGCGCATTGCCAAGTTTGATGTTTGAAACCACCCTTATGGAAGGAAGTCAGCCATGACCCTGCTTGCTGCGCCTAAGCTTCAGGAAGCTGTGTTCGCGGCTTTAGCTGCGGATTCTGATCTGAATCTATTGCTAACTGGCCTCTATGATGAAGCGCCTGCAGGTGTAGGCTATCCCTATTTGGCGATGGGAGAGACCAGCCTTGCGGCCGGTGATTTGAAAGACAGGCTCGGCGGCAAACTGAATTTTGAATTGTTTTTATGGTCAAATGAAGCAAGCCAGATGCAAGTAAAAGAATTGATGGCGGCAACAGACAAGGTAATGCAAGAGGCTGAAATTGGCGTATTGGGCCATGATTTGGTAACGCTCCGGCTTGTCAGTGCCAGCACCGTGCGTCAATGGAGCGAAGCTGGCAGCCTTTATCGCGGGCGACTAAGCTATAGTGCGCTTCTTTACGCTTCCTAGTCTTCGCCTCTGACGCGGCCACGGGTTTTCTTGAGGCCTGAGGTGCGGGATTTAGCTCCGAGACGCCGTTCTTTAGAGCCTTTTGACGGTTTGGTATTACGGCGTACTTTCGGCACGGTTGCCGCAGCACGGACAAGCGCGACAAGGCGTTCGGTGGCAATCTCGCGGTTACGGTGTTGGCTGCGTGTTTCGCTGACTTCAATTTGGACCATCCCCGCACCTGACATGCGTTGGCCCGCCTGATTTTTCAGCCGTGCAAAAACGTCGGCTCTGATTGCCCGGCAGTTGGCCGCGTCAAACTTTAGCTGCACGGCACTATTAGTGGTGTTCACATGTTGGCCGCCTGGCCCCGATGCACGGATAGCAGTAAAGCGAAGTTCATCGTCGCGAAGGCTTATCGTTGGCGTTACGAAAATCATGTCTGCCGCTATAGCCCAATATTTGAAAACCATAAAGCAAACATCGTTCAAACATTCAGTGCGTGAATATGCCGCCTCAATTTTTGTGGCGGTATTTTCTTAATTCACTACCCCCAAACAAGGAGAAACAAACCATGGCCGCACAAAAAGGCAAAGACCTATTACTCAAAATTCACGACGGAACCGCATACCAAATTGTAGGCGGTTTCAAATCCAACGACCTAACCATAAACGGCGAAGCCATTGACGTAACCACAAAAGACAATGCCGGGTTCAAGGAACTGCTTGAAGGCGCGGGTGTTCGCTCGCTTTCAGCGTCTGGCGACGGTGTGTTTATGAATGATGCCACCTTTGGTATTGCCCACGGCCATGTACTTGCGGGTACACACCCTGACTGCGAAATCACTGTGCCGGGCCTTGGCACCTACACCGGTAAATTTGCAATCACCAGCCTGCAAATGAGCGGCGGGTATGAAGGCGAAGTTACTTATAATATCTCGCTCGATTCCGCCGGCGCGATCACCTTTGTTTGAGGCGCATGATGGCTAAAAAGATCTGCGGCGAAAGCAGTTTTAAAGTGGGTGCGCGCACCGTGCGCCTGCGGCTTGATATCGGTACGATGATGGACCTTGAAGACCATTTCGGTATGGGGCTTGTTCCTTTCTTGACGGAAAGGTTGCCTGAGTTCCGGTTGAAAGATATGGCGGCTTTGTATTTGGCGATGACGGGTGGTGATTTTACTGATGGTGAAGCCCGCAAAAAAGCAGGGGAAACACTGGTAAGGGCGGGGCTGTCGGAGGCGGCCACTGCCATTTCCAGCTGTTTTGAAACCACGCTGGCACCTGAGTCTCAGGCAAAAAACGCAGGCGCTAGATCTGTGGGAAAGAAGCGGGCCCCGAACCCATAGGGGCCGAACGCAGGCCAGCACAGCCGATCGAATGGGACCAGGTAATAGAAGCTGGCGCGATGGTGGGCCAACGCCCCACTGAGACCATGAAGCAAACCCTGCCTGAACTTAAACTAGCCATGCGCGGCTGGCAGCGCGCGCACGGTATCGATCCCGACAAAAACAATGGAACAAATGCCATGAGCCGTGCCCGGCTGATGGAGCTTGTTGAAAGGTATAAATCTGATGGAAAACCTTGAAGGTAGTTTAACATCTGATCTAACTGCGCAACTGACAGAACTCGTAGCTCCTTTGCAGAGCGCGAGTGGTATACTGCAGCAGCTTGCAGGTAAATTATCCACTGTTTTGGGAACTACCACGGGCAGTGCCGGGGGGACAGGCATAGGTTCTTCTGCTGGGGCTGGCGGAGCTTCAGGCTTTGTCTCTGGACTGTTGGGAGGGTTTGATAACCAATTTGGTGGTATGTTCTCAAAACTTTCAGAGGCTAGCCCCGGAGCAGAAACCGCCACAGGAAGCACCGAAATAGAAGGCAGTGCGGAGGGCGCTGAAAAAATAAAGAATGCCAACGGTGAAGTGGTTGACGATCAGAAAAAACAAGATGGTGAGCGTGTAAAAAGTGATGCAAAGGCATGGGGGGCAATTGTAGGGAATGCGCTCGCTGGATCAAAAAAGCTCCGAAAAATTAAGAAAGCCGCAGCAATTGGTAGCGTTATTATTGATACAGCAAAAGGGATAGCAAAAACTTTTGCTGACCTAGGCTTTCCCGCAGGTGTCGTTCCTGCAGCCCAGTTGGCTATTTCAGGTGCGGCTCAGCTAAAGGCAATCAAAGGTCAGGCGCATGATGGGATCAAGAGCATTCCGTCCACTGGAACTTATTTACTGGAACGTGGTGAACGGGTGGTGGACAGCCGGTTGAACACCGACCTGTCAGGCTTTCTCAATGCCCAGAACGGAGCTGCCAGAACCAGCAACAGCGTCGCAACCGATAATCGATCCTCTTCTGTCACCAATGCACCTGTGATCAACCTGAGAATTGGTTCTGACGCAGATGAAAATGCCGTTTCCAGCAACCGCGGCGCAATGGAAACCATGATCCGAGAGATATTTGCCGATTACGCTATGGATGCACCCTTTGGATAATCTACGGCTCGGTCCATTCGTCCAATAGAAAGCCTTTTTCATGCCATCAATTTATCTGCCGGATACGCCGGCACCGGCCTCGGTGCGCGTGCGTACAAAACAGCGCACCAAGGTCTCAACAGCCGTGAGCGGCAAAATTCAAAGCCGGCTATATGGCGGGCAGTCATACGCCGTCACGCTTTCCTACAACCCGATGCGCCGTGATCAAGCAGTACCCTTGATTGCCTTTCTGCATGAACAACAGGGCAGACACGGCATTTTCCGCGTGAAGTTGCCGCAACTAACAGGTGAGGCAGGACAGATCATAGGAAATTTCATCAATTTTACAGGGGATACCAAGCTTCACATGATCACTGAAGTTACGCCTTTCACTGTAGTACCTATGGCGCGCGGTGGAACGATAGTAGACACCCAGCCTGTTTATATTCAGTGCTCGCTTGTGGGTGATGTCCAGCAAATTGATCTTGGCCGTAATGGCCTTATTCGACTTGAAATTGATGTGGTGGAAAGGCTCTGAATATGCTCACTGTTTCCCCTGAATTACTGGCGGCTTTGCAGGGCGATAGCCTTAAATTTGCATGGTTGATCGCATTTTCGGACATGCCGGACATTACCAATGGCGGCGCTCCGGGCGTGTTTTTGACCGATTTCGAACGCGATATTTCATTTAGCAAGGATGGCGTTGCACCCGCTGATACATACGTCAGCGCGGGCGATGTTTTGTCGCTGCCTGGCATTGTGCGTGAGCGCGGCATTAAGCTGCAAGGTTACAGCTTTTCGCTTGCTGGCGCGGATCACACAAACGCCGTGCGGTTGGCCGCAGAAAACATGACAGGTCAGGTAGGGGAAGTGTTCCTTGTCTTGCTTGATGATGCGGGTGCACCCATCGGCGGCGAAGCGATCAGCATGTATAAGGGCACCTTCCACACTTGGAAAGAGCGCGAAAGTGGTTCTAACAGCACTGTTCAGGTTTCGCTTACCAGTCCGTGGTCGAAACCCAACCTGACCGCCGGGCGTATCACCAGCAATAATAATCAGACAGACCGTTTCCCTGGGGATGATTTCTTCAAGTTCGCACACCGCGAACGCAACAATATTGGCTGGGGCGGAGAAGCATAATGGGATTTTTAGGATTTTTAGGCGGCTTGCTGGGCATCGGTAGTGGACCGAGCCGCAAAATTGAAGTTTCAAAAGCCTCTGCCGCTAGCGGCTTGCAAATTATTTATGGCCACAGACGCGTTGAGCCGGTGCCAGTTTTTAAAGTTGTTTCCAAGAAAGAAATGAAAATTACGGCTACCGGTGCTTACGATCACTATCAAGCCCCTTTGTCCACTAAGGGTGAAAAAAGTGATGGCACCAGAGACAATAATGATTGGCTGCACCGTGTCGATGTATGGGGTCAGGGCCCTATCGAGAGCATCCAGCGTTTTTGGTTGGACGGCGATATCAGCAACAGTAACCGCTACCGCGAAAGAGCCTATTTTCGCGCGGCCAGTAAATACGGCAGTGAAACCCAAAGCGCGGCTTCGGAGCTAGCGGCTGGTCATGTAGAATGGAACAGTACGCACCAGGGCAAGGGTGCGGCCTATACGTGGGGACGGTTTTTAAACGATAATAAAAAACCTGAATTCAACAGCGAACCCGAACTGAACGCTCTAGTTAAAGGGCTGCGGGTCTACGACCCGCGAAAAGACAGCACGGAAGGTGGAACAGGCATACAAAGTTTTGATGATCCGACGACATGGACATATAGCAATAACCGCGCATTAGTTGTGTTAAACTATATGATGGGGTCGTTTGGCTTTAACGCCTCGAAAAGCGAGCTGGACTTGGCTAGCTTTATAGCAGCAGCTGATCAATGTGACGAAACATTTAGCATCCCCGCACCTGCATTTAATACAAGCGGCGCGATAATAAACAGCAACTATAATTTTGTGTTGGGCGTGTTTATTGACATTCAGATAGACGAACCTTTCCCACGCTATGCCGAAGATGAAATTGAAACTATTCTTAACCAAGTATCCAGCTGGACACATCCAAAATATGTAGCGAACGCAGTAATTGACCCAAAAACCGGTGTCGTAAGCAATATGAAAAAGTTGCTCGAAGGTATGGGCTGGGCCCTGCCTTGGTCAAACGGCAAGCACAAGCTCATTATTGAGGGCCCCGTTGCCGGGCCAGTGATGGCTTTTGATGAAGACAGTATTCTTGGCGGTTGGAATATCGAGCGCGGCATGCGTTCAGAACGCCTGAACCGGGTGACGGTTGAATTCCCCAACGGTAATAAAGATTATGAAAAAGACACTGTAAGCTGGCCGTCGCTTGCTAGCAGTGATCATAGCAACTATTTGGCGGAAGATAATGACCAGGCCCTGCATACCAATGTCTCTGTAGAGACCGTCACGAATTTTTATGCGGCGCAAGCGTACGCTGAATATTTGGTCCGTAAAAGCCGGGTTGATATTAAGATCACGGGCCTGAGACTTGCCCCCAAGGCAATGCTGCTGGAACCCGGCGATGTAATCGCGCTTACCTATCCTGAGAAAGATTTTTCAAATACCCAATTTATCGTTGAAAAAGTAAACACCAGCGCGTTCCTTGATGTGAGCGTGGACTTGATTTTGTATGAGCCTACCGTCTACGGCGCACCGGCACTTGACGAAGAACCTGTTGCGGGTTCCCCTTATACACCCGAAATATGGCAAGACCCTGAGCCAGTACCGAACCTGCAGTTGGCGGCTGTGTATGACACCAATGCCGACGGCAGCGTTATAAGCAATTTGCGTGTTAGCTGGGATGACCCCCTACAAGCTGTGGGCATTGCTAGCTATGAAGTACGTTGGCGGAAAACGGCAGATATAGAATTTGAGAATGCTATGACCCTAACGGGCACTTCTCTTTCTGCCATGATACCGGGCCTTGTGAATGATACGGATTATACGGTTGAAGTGGACTATACAACGCGCAAAGGTAAATCATCTGACCCTGCATCGCAAACGATCACACTGGCAGCGGTAGTCACCAAACTGGACGGTATTGATGACGGAGCCACACGAACGTTTCCGAGAGGCGAGTATGTGGACACTGACACCTATTCATTTGGTGACGTAGTTAGTTATTTGGGCAGCAGTTATATTTTTGTGGCCTCCAGCCCAGTAGTGGGTGAAGAGCCAGGAACCGGCCCCTCATGGGCCCTTCTTGCGAGTGCGGGCGCGACTGGTCCCCAAGGTGTTCCCGGTCTAGCAGGTGCTGACGGCATAACCACGTACACATGGATACGCTACGCTGACGACGCTGCAGGTTCCGGCATCTCAAATAGCCCCACCGGCAAGGCCTACATAGGTTTTGCCTACAATAAAACCACGATTGCGGAGAGCAATGTCCCCGGGGATTATGCATGGTCCTTGGTGCAGGGCGCGGATGGCAATACAGGCGTTCAGGGTCCAGCAGGCAATGACGGTTCTACCACTTATACATGGATAAAATACAGCGCGAACGCCGATGGCACGAACCTTACGGACTTGCCGCAATCAGACACAGTATATATCGGTATTGCCACCAACAAAACAACAGCTACAGAAAGCACAAACAAGTCCCAGTATGTTTGGTCTAAATGGAAAGGGGATGACGGCGCTACTGGACCAGCTGGCCCAACCGGTCCCGCAGGAGCTGATGGTGCTTCAGGGTCCAGCATGGGTGTGGAGCAGGGCAGCGCGCAAACAACAACAGGCGCTGCGGCAACAGTTCAATTTACGCGGCACGGTACTGGGGCTGTTAAAATCACGGTGAATTTCTCACTCAATGGAGGCAACTCTTCGGGCACGCCTTCGCCTTGGCCGCTGCATTTGTATCTAACACGTGATGGCTCGAACATAACCCCAGAGGTTTTCAGAAATATTGATGGCTATTTTGAAGACCTGGAAGGTTTTGCCTTGGCGTATGGAACCCATTCTGCGACTTGGATAGACACCGATGTCGGGACAGGCGTAACGGACTACAGCATTTCAGGAGTTATTGGGGGCTGGACCCAAACGCTGGAAATTTTCATCGAAGAAACTTATACGGCGTAATTTCCGCCTAAGGAAGCGCCTTGCCGCAGTGGTGGCATTCGCCGGGTACCTTGGAGCGGTAGCTGTAGCGCCAGCCGCGGTAAACGCCGCCGCCGCAAGCTGGGCAGCTAAGCCGCAGTTTTAAAATCTGCGCCACCAAAATCACGATGATCGCCAGCCACAGCGAAATTGCAGCAAAGACGTGGTCAGCAAACACCCAAAATTCCAGCACCAGCAGCAGTACCGCAAGGGCGCTGAGGCCGTCCAAAAACTTCAGTTTCCTACGGGTTTTGCCGCCAGGTTGATCACCAGCTGGTTCGCTGTGAGGCCCTTTTGTATCGCTCACTGGTTTTTCTACGGGTTCGTTCGGTGCATCGGTCACAGATTTCCTCCAATCAATCAATAATTTAGCGAGAGTATTATGAAAAGTCTACTGCTGGGTGCAGGCGCGAGCCTCGGCACCTTCCTTCGCCGTGTTTCGGCAATTTTTGCGACTAAAGTTTTAGGCGCCCTCTCAAGCCGTCCGGCCCTGATGCGTGCGCTGCTTGTCACTGCGCTTTTCGGTGCGGTTGCTGTACCCGTTGCGGCTTTGCTTGGCGCAGGCTTTGGTGCTGTGTGGGCCTTGTGGTTGGCAGCCCTGTTTTTGGGTATGGGAGCAGAGCGGGATAGCACGGAATGGAATGTCGTGTTCGCCCTGCCTGCCTTGCGGCATTTCCAGTTTTGGCGATGGCAAGCGCTTGAGCGCAAACGCTATCAGGCGGTGCTTTTTGCGTTGGCCGTTGGCCAGCTATTCGTATGGCTCTTGCCCATCCTTTGGGGGCTCGTGTGATGGCGGTTCTGGGCGGAAAAAATGAGTTCGAAGGCAGCAGTATAAACGGCGTGCCGTTCCCGAACGAAGGCAGCCAAACCGCCAATTCGGCGCTGCTTCGCTCGACGCTGGCGCTCGACCGTATTGACCGCCACGAGGCCGAATGCGGCCGCCGTTGGGGCATTGTGATGAAGCTGTTGTTTCTGGTGCTCACCCAGCTTTTTGGCATGCTCAGTTTCCTGATCGCAGACAAGCTGGGGTGGCTGGTATGAGAAAGTTTCATGACCGCCGCGCCTATAGTCCGCGCCGCGCGCTTTCGCCGCACTTCATGCTGCATGAGTTCACCAAAAGCGCCACCGCCGCAAAGCATCAGCTGAACAACACACCGCGTGAAGAATTTGAGCTCGCCAACCTGCGCGCGCTTGCCGCCAATATTCTGGAGCCGGCCCGTGCTATTATCGGCGCGCCTATTATCATCACCTCCGGCTACCGCTGTGCAACGCTGAACCGACTTATCGGCGGCGCTGCCCGGAGCCAGCATATGCTGGGCGAAGCGGCAGATTTTATTGTGCAGGGCTTTGATATGGAGGCGGTGGCGCTTTTGTTGTCTACCAGCAGGGCACTGCCCTATGACCAGCTGGTTTACGAGGTGCGTGAGCGTGAAGATGCGGCCCCCATGTGCTGGGTTCATATCTCCCACAAACGTATGGGAAGAAACCGCCGCGAGGTGCTTAGCATTAGGCGCAGCGCGGGCGACAAAAAGCAGGTGCTGCCTGGCATTCAAGGCACAGCAGAATTTAGCCAACTCACCGCCAGCGCCGCGGGAGGGTTATTTCTCAAATGTCCAAAATAGCGACATTGAAATGGCAATTATGCTTACGTTTGCCGTGAAGAAAGAAATGGGAAGAAGCGATATGGTTCCGATATCCGCGAATTTGCGACAAGACCCAGTTAAGAAAGTTGTGGATCGCTTGCTGGTCAATGCGGCAGTCAATGAAGCAACAAGAATAAAAACAATGGTACCTTTACCGGAGCAAGAGGCCAAGCAGTTAGCCGAGGCAGTAATTCAGGCAGGCCAAGAGGGGATTGTTTTAAGTTTGAAAGATGTTTTAGGTCAACAAGGTGGCAATTTAGTAGCTCTTCTGGAGGTAGTTTCGCCTAAGACTTTCGAAAAAAAAGCAGAGGCAAAGAAGTTTCTTTTTGGAACTATGAAGAAAAAAGGGCGCTGGAAACAATTAGGGAACTCCGAGCTAACTTTCGCCACTAGGCGAAAAATCTCCGGTATGGAAACACTTCCATTTGCCTCGCCAGAGTTTCTCGATCTGTATGGTCTGAAAAGTAAAAAGTTTAAATACTCTGCGGAAACTTTCTTGTTTGGGGCGGTTGAGAAGCTGTCTGAAAATGATAACGACGATTCCGAGAACGATGACGAAAAGAATGCTGCTAAAGCTAATGAAGCAAAAATACGGCGTATTTTCAAAATAATTGAGAAGAGCCAACCACGAGCGGCGAAGAAGGAAAACATAGTCAACAAGGAGTTTACAACCCAAAAAATAAGAGAAAAGCTCCAGCCTCTTTTTGATTTTAACGACAAGTTTGAGCATGGGGCGGATAGCCTTGAAATTTTTAAGCAAGTTAGCAAGCTCCTTCCTGAGTATGAAGCTGCGTTGGAGGGTACTAAAGCCAATCTCTTGAAAGAAGTTGTGGATGGCAATCTTCCTTGGCGAAAAGCGGTAAAGCGTGCTGAAAAATTTGCCGAGTTGTTATCACCGCAGGACAGAGCAATTACCGATTTTTTCCGTGAAGCAATTTTCAAGAAAATGTCTAGCCAAATTGGTGACCTTGGCAAAGTGCTTAAAGAAGCAAAATCAGAAATAGTACCTGCAGTTCCCAAAAAGCGGGAACAGTCCAACAGCAAGCGTGCACAAAAATCACAAACGAAATATCAAGAAGCCTTAAAGAAAAATACGCCCAAAATTTTCAATACAGCATTGAACAGGTTTGGTGACGTTGATGAATATGTGAAAAAGTTTGCTAAATATGGAGGTGCAGCAGCAAAACACTTGGGGCGTATATCATTGGCCTACGACATTGTAGAAATTGTCACAGCATCATCCGTTAAGCAGGCCGTCACTAAAGCTATAGAAACAGGCCTGAACCTCGCTGGAACGGTTGCGGGAGCGAAAATTGGTGCGGCGTTTGGTTCGGTTGCTGGCCCGGTTGGAATATTCATAGGCGGTATGATTGGTGGCTTGTTGGGTTCTTTCCTTGGCGAAGCGTTTGCCAAAGATATTGTTGAACTGGCAACGAAGTTTGCGATTTCAGTGACAGAGGAAGTTGACGACTTTGTAAAGTCATTGTCTGTTGACGTTGACGAAAATGGTTTTTCACTGCCAAGCTTGGTTGAATCCCTATTGATCCAAGCTGGCGCTATACAGGGCAATAGCGGTAGAAAATAGCAATTACAAAGTATAGTGAATGTGCGACGGCAGCAGTTTAAATCTAGCGGTTATGCTTTGGCTGTGAGTGGCATTTTATGTTCTTACGCCATTACTTTTTTCAATTTAGAGGCTATACTTTAGAAGCAAATCAGTTTGGGGGCGACAAATGAAAAAATACCGGGGAAAAGCACCGCACTTTTTAAACGCAAAGTCGATTTCCATTGCTGCAGTTGTGGTTGTTGGGGTTCTGGCGAGTATCCAATTTTATACTATGGCGCAGCGCCCTGCTTGGGACCGTTATGAGGTTCTTCAGGAAGCTCGCGACGCGGAGTGTCGCGAGGTGTCGGGGTATGGGCACTCCATTCTAGAAGAAGCCCAACCTATTTTGGATGCTCGCGAAACCTTTAAAGCGGCTGCTAAACAGGGTGAAATATTCTCGCAATATTGCCTTGCAAATTTCTATAGGTTGGGCTTGGTTGTTGGTGGAATTCAGAACTTTGAATTGATGTTTGAATGGTATTTAGCCGCCGCAAATCAGGGAGATATATTGGCGCAGTATAAACTCACCAAACTCTATCAATTTGGCCGTTACGGCAATGAAGACTATGGCGAAGCATTCAAGTGGTTGTTGCGCGCAGCCGAACAGGGCGATGCCAGAGCACAATATGACGTATCCGAATTTTACTCATTAGGGATGCATAGCGAAGATGGTCTGGTTGATGACGAAGCCGCTTTCAATTGGCTTGAACAAGCTGCGTTACAAGGCCACCCGGAGGCAGCAAATGAACTGGGCAAATATTATGAAGACGGTGCTGGTGGTCCGGTAGACATAGCGGCAGCACGAAAATCGTATGCAGTGGCAGCACGAAATGGTTCGGAATCTGCCAAGTGGTCTCTAAAGACCTTAAAAGCCTCAAATGAGAAATGGAACGACTATAAGGTTTTCCAAATGGGTCGCGATATAGAATGTCTTACGCGTGCCGGGTACAAAAGTGGAGTGGAATTTGATCCAGGGCTTCCGGAACTCCAAAATACCCACCAAAATTTGGCTGATGGCGGTGATATGCTAGCTCAATATTGTCTTGGTTTTTTTTACCTGCGACGTGAAAATGACAATGATAGTAAAGACTATGAACAAGCAGCGAAATGGTTCCGGATGGCGGCGGAGCAGGGTGATATGTTGTCGCAATTTAATTTGGCTCAGCTGTATGATGTTGGCTATTTACCAAAGAATCCCGATGAAGCTTTCAAGTGGTTCCTTTTGGCAGCGGAGCAGGGTGATGGTCGCGCTCAGCTAGCAATTGGATATATATACCATGGTGGTGCTCAACCTTATAAGGGTTTGGTAAAAGAAGACCAGTTTGCGGCCCGCAGGTGGTTTAAGCGCGCCGCAGATCAAGGCGATCCAACAGCGCAATATTGGCTTGGATACTTGAATGAAAATGGATTGGGCGGCGATGTTGATTATGAAGTGGCTCGGAAATGGTACTCTCTTTCGGCAGAGCAGGGCTTTGAACCGGCGCAACAGAACCTAAAGGGGTTGGAGCTAAATCAGCGATAAAAGCTGGTGGGTCCGCACTGAATGTGCCACCGGCTTAGACCGCAGTTGAAGCCCTATTTCAGAACCAACCCTTGTAATATTTCCCAGCAGCTCTAGCTTTTTCCCTTCTCAAAGCCATTATGGTTGCCGCATGTGTATAAAGCACACATTTTAGGCACGAAAAATGGTTGAGTTTCCGTTATAGTACTCACTGGTGTTCTCAGTATTTGTAAATAACATGGGGGCACGCGCATGGCTGATCCAAAAACAAATTCTGATGATTTTCTGAAAGAAACGCTTGAGCCTGTGCTTACTGAAATGGGCATGCGCTCACCTTCTGCTGAAAAGCTGCTGATAATGACAGCAGCGCACGAAAGCATGGGCTACCGCTACCGGGCACAGCAGGGCGGGCCTGCGCTGTCATACTACCAAATTGAACCCAATACGCTCGATGATCTTTACACAAATTATCTGGCGTTTCGCCCTGCAAAGCAGGCGCTCTTGGACGCTTATCTGCCCGAAGGCATGGCGCGCGCAGAGGCGCTCGAAAATATTGACAGCTACGCTACTGCTGCTGCGCGGCTGATATATGGCCGTGTGCCCGATGCACTGCCCGGTGTGGCTGACAGTGAAGCGCTGGCCAAATACGCCAAAAAATTCTGGAACACAGAACTGGGCGCTGCCACCTGGGAGAAGTATCTCTCAGACTATAATCTTTACGGCCCCAAGCCAGAACCTACCACCTGGGCCTAAAAACCTTGGTCCGATTTGGGCCGCTCCCCCCCCCTAAAAAAACTAGAACCTACTCATCAAGGCACCAATACGGTGCCTTTTTTATGCAGGCGTTGATAGAACATCGCGGTCTTAGCCAAGAAGAAACGAGCCTATGATGACCGTCACCCCGGACCCGGCGCGATAGCGTCGGAGGCGATCCGGGGTCCAGAAATTTAGGCGAGACTTCACCAAAGGTGAAGACTTTGTTTTTCTTCTGGGTCCCGTGTCGTTTACCTGCCGTTGGAAGGGCACGGGACGACGAGTGAGACAAGTCGCTTGAGGCTTGTACTTGGAGACAATTTGCCGTGCCTTTTTTTGTGCTGCTGCTTATCTGCATGCGCACCTTCCCCAAACCTAAAAAATACGGAGAAAACCTATGGCTATTCCTCTGCTTGGCGCCATCCTCGATGTTGTAAAAGGCCCCTTGGACAAGCTGATCCCCGACAAGGGCAAAAAAGCTGAATTCACCCATGCGCTTGAGATGGAGATTTTGCGCACTGGCATGGCGCAGATGGAGGTGAACAAAGCCGAGGCACAGCACCCCAGCGTTTTTGTGGCAGGCTGGCGGCCTTTCATTGGCTGGGTTTGCGGGCTTGCGCTTGCGTGGCACTTCATGGGTGCTGATATCCTAAACTGGCTGCGCCTCGCCTTTTTCCCCACCATGCCAGAACCACCCGCGCTCGCGGGCACCGAAACGCTGGTAACCGTGCTCTTGTCCATGCTGGGCCTCGGCGGTCTGCGCACCGTAGAAAAACTAAAAGGCGTCAGCCGCGACAAGTGGGATGGGAAGTAGGTAAGGCAACCGCTTTCTACCTCTCTAAGTTGGCAATGCGGTCGGCTAAGGCGCGCGCTTCTTTTGCCAATTGAGAAATGTCGGTGCGCGTATTTGCAGTGCCATGTTGCAGTGTATTTGCCTTTGCTGTACGCGAGCGGGTTGCGGGTATGAACAGGCTCACCACAAGCAAAATAACAAGCAAAAGTGACAATAAAAACAAAATGGCGTACGTATTTTGCGTTGCCACCGACGCTGTGCTTGGTACTTCGGCGGTTGGCTTGAAGGCTTTGGCTGTTGCCAGCAATTCAAGCACAGGTGCGGTGGCAGTTGAATAGATATCTAACCAGCTTTCAGAGTCTTGATAATAGTCCACGGTAACGTCATCTTCATTTTCAGGGGTATCGTACGTAGCGTCATCAGAAAGGTCGTAAAGCTCAAATTTGTTATCTGTAAATTCATCAAAAAAAGTCGTTTGTATGGTTTCTAATGCTTCTTCGGCGCTTCGGTCAAAGAGACCGCTATTGCCAATACTGCGGGCGGTATTCCATGCCGTACTTATTTGCCCGCCACGATAGCTCCCCATCTCTTTTGTAGCCGGTGATATTGGCGTCCCTGATGCAATGGCATCGCCCAGAGCGGCCGCCTCCCGTGCGCCGTAATAAAGCATCGTAAGCAAGTTGTGGCGCAAATGCAGTGCTGCCTTGCCCGCGGTGTCATTTGGAGGCGTGGTGAACAAAACAAGGCGTTCGATGGTTAGCAGAGTATCTAACGTTGTGCCGAAGGTTCTCATTACCGTTCGGGTGAGGAGGTTTTTGGCGGTACCAGAAAGATCGGCATCAACTTGAGCACGCAATTCGGCAAGCTCTGTCGCTTGTGTATTTAGCTCGGAAAGCTGGATTCCGAGGGCGCGTGACGTGGCGCCAGGCTTGGCAAGTTCTTGTAAAGCCTTATGTGCCGAAGCGCTCGCCGCGCGTGCAGCCGCAATTTTCTTAACTATGGCAGCTGGTGCAGGGCCATCAATGCCGTAGGCCGTTATGGTTGGTACAAGCTCATGTGTCAGTGCAAGCGCCATGCTTTCTGCATGGGTGAAAATTACCTCATATGGGGTGGCTGAAGTCTCTGTGTCTTCTGTAGGCGGAGCAACAGCCTGAAAGGCTACTGCAGACACATATAAGGCAATAAGCCCAAGCATTAGCCCGGCCAGTTTTCCAACGATATTCATAGTTTTTAGTCCCCAATCACGGCGCGGCATGTTTTTGCCCGCGCCAAATTCAACAATTTGATCCTTGTCTCAAATCAAGTTGCCAACAAGCAACCATAAAGAGAGCTGTAAATCAAGGGCCATGAACAAATCATGAACAAAATACTGGAGTTTCAGGATGTACACATTGTCAAAAAGTTTCCGTACAAAGGACAAACCATCCGGCCCCGATACTGCTTATATACAATTTGCGCTGAAGCATATGAAAGGTAAGTACGCCAAGAACTACCTGGGACCAACCAATTATAGAGGCTCAATCAACGGAAAGTGGTCCGATGAAGTCGACTCTCGGCTAGCTCACATTGGTTACCCACTAGGTGTTGACAATATAAGCGATAGCTCGGTCAGCGTGCGTCATTTGCGCGGTATCAATAAAAAATTGCCTGCAAAGTTCGCTGCCTACGAATTTGTTCCCTATAAAATTGGCTCGAATTGGCGTTTGTTTTTGCTGAAGAAATCGGACTCAGCAGCACCAATGTCAACAAAGCCGTTAGCGCTACCAGCGGAGGAAGCAAAAGCTTTTCGCAAGATATTAGCCCGGCTTAAAACACGGTTCAGCGTGCATGCAACAATCGCCAAACAAACTGTAGATTCTGAGGGAAGGTTTCTAATTAATCTGGACTTGGAAGTGGGGAAAAGAATTGACCCAAAAAGTGGCGAAATCAAAAAGTTTCGTGAAAGGCTACCAAAGGAATACCGCAAGTTTATTATAAGCGTGTTAGCCAGCTCGACCAATAACGACAAATGGGAAATGTTTGATAAAAACGCCATTGTTTTACGTTCGGTTAAAAAGTTCGAAACCCTAAAACTATCTGGCGATCATAAAAGGCGTGTTTTGAGGGCGTTGGGGTATAAATCTAACAACAAG